GCTCGCGGATACGGGTTTGCCTCGTTGTAGTCGTTAATCAAGATGCGTTTGGCATTTGATAGTCCCGATAGTAATTTAAAATTAACAAATCCTAATTCAGTTAACATTTTTTCTGTAATGTCATGATGTTGAGCAGGTCGAGCTGTTGTAAACACAACCTCACTGCCTGTTGCTATTAATTTTTTAATTGCTGATATATTTTGTTCTAATGCAACTGGTGTGGATCCTATTTCTGTTCTAGATTGTGCTTTGATAATAGTTCCATCTATATCACAAAAAAGCACAGCCTTGTTGTTGTACTCAAACCAGTCGTCGGCAGTGCCCACATCAACATAATTGTATACTGTACTTTCTTTGAAAATAACTCCAGAATTTAAACATTCTTCAATAACATGACTAACAAATATTTCCTTAACATGAGCATTTTGTAGTTTATCAAATGCAGACATAAACAGCTCAGCAGATTCAAATTTATAACCTCCCACACAAAACTTGTCTGACACCACTTGCTTTTCGATAATGCTGGTGATGATCCCTTGATCATTAGACACTATAAAACTTTTAGACGCTAATCTTTTTAGTATTTCGTGATCTTTTATGCTAGAAACACAGATATAATTTCCTTCTTGATAGTCGTGATCAAAGAAACTGTCACAGTCCTTGATTAAAAATTCTTCAGCAGTTAGTCCTGTTTGTTTTAAAATTTGATAAACAGTGTCAGCGGGGCCTGCTGTTCTGGCTTCTAATACTACTACTTGTATAGAATCCCCATATTCGTTTTTGATGTATTCGGAGGTATTGTATGTGTCGTTGTGCTCTTTTAAAATACCAATGGTAATGTTGTGTTTGTCGATAAAAGACTCCAAAGATCTTTCAAACATCATCCGGCCCCGAAAATCAGACAAAGTGTATTTTGGCCTCATGTTGGGAAATCTTGTTGACAATCCGGCCGCTGGCATTATTATTTCCATAGTGATTTAATTCCTTCTAATAAAAAATTTCTCTCAAGAGTATCAGGTTGACTGTGTCGATACACTCTCAACAACATTAAAATCAACAAGTAGTCATTGTTTGCTGTTGGATACTGTTGCAATATTTTTTGCTGTATATGTTTTGTTTTGACATTTAGCATGGCATTGTCTTTTCTGGTAAACCATCCCAGTTCTAGGTCCTGTCTTAATTTTGCAATATCAAATATGTATGAGTCGTATTCTGTTGTTGCGCAATCTATTAGAAAAAATCCTCTATCCGCGGTCCAGATGATGTTCTCTAGTGTTAGATCTCCATGATAGTTTGAACTAGGCAATTGCCGGGGCAATCGATCCAACAGTTGTTCACAAGTGAATGGCAATTTATCAAAGTTAATTTCTTGTAACTTTTTGATATAAGTTTGTGTATAGTCTTTGTGTACTGAGCCAATGGAAAATTTTTCCAGTATGCACAACAAAAACTCCAACAACTTTTCGTAATTGTTTGTTCTAAGATACGATTTTATATCAAGCCCGTGCAGGTACTCCATATCAATCATTTTTTCCGAAACGGTATACAATTGTGGCAGTGGATAGTCCTCACACAATACTTGCATACGCTCTAGGTTTCTTGACACATCTCCAATCTTGCGCACAAAAAGTTTATCGTGTTTCTGCATCAACAATATTTGATTCCCAGAAAACCCGTGGAACTCTTTAACTACTTTGGCAGCCATGTTATTTGTATGCTACTACTCTGCTGTCAATTGATGATTTACCATGGTGATTGCCTTGAATCTCGGTTCTAGCAAATCCTGCTTGCTCGAATATTTTGCACATGCTCTCGGCACTGTAACCCCACTTGTGTAGCATTGTTGGGTCAGGATATCTAACACTATCTCCGTAGATGCCCGATATTGTTCGTTTGATCAGGCGTTTGTCATGAGTCCAAAAGCAATCAGGATTGTTCACAACCTCTTGACACATTTTTAACAGGTCTGGCCACTCTACAGCAACAAACCCGCCAGGTTTGCAAATTCTTAAAAATTCCGTAAACATGGGTTGAACGTATTGTCTACTAAGATGTTCTATCACATGAACTGTTAGTATTTCGTCTACACAAGTGTCCGGCAATGGGAACAGTTGTGTTATGTCATGGATAGTAACATTGGGATCATGCCGCATGTACTCACCATCAACATTTAAATAACCTTCGAATAACCGACTACCGCACCCAAGATGCAATTTTACTTTTTGGCTGCTGTGTATTAATTCATTTACTTTTTCATAAAGCATTTTTTGTTCCAAGCATGTTAATAGACAAATATTTAATATATTTCTTAGTTTTACTTCCATCAGCATCATGATCGGCAATTATCATGTTACGCTCACTAATTCGATCCATCTCTTGAAATTGAATATCATCTGCAGAGGTGCTGGACCAAGCAAAATTGCCCCATGTAAAATTTGGATATAGATATTCTATAGCAGTATGTGTAAACCTGTAATAGTCTTTGGGGTATCCGTGATATTTCCAAACCCACGGAACTGCAATGTATAGTTTACCACCAGGCTTTACCAGCTCTGATATTTTTTCGGCCATAACCCAGGGATTCGGCACATGCTCCATTACACTGCAACAGATCACAAGATCAAAATGATTTTTAGGCAAGGGATTTTCAGGAGCGGTTAAATCACACACAACATCAACGTCTGTTCCGGGCTCTATATCAGTGCCAACATATTCTGTAACCATAGGCTTTTCATTAGAAGCAAAGTATCCCCGAAATCCGGTAGAGTTTTCCCTGGCCCCAACTTCTAATACTGAGCCTGTAACTGTTGGACATACTGTCTTAATGTAAATTAAATCGTTGGGACTTCCCATATTATTTCCTTAGCTGTTCAATGACTTCTTCTATAAATCTTTTAGATAACACTTGTGCTGAATAATTTTCTTCAACATGTTTTTGTCCTTGTGTGATCATATCTAGCACTTGCTCAGGATTGGCTTGGGCCCATTGAATGCCTTCAATATAATCCCCTTGCCATGTGTAGGGTGCAAACTCTAAGTAACTGTGCAAAGGGGTAGTAATAACAAAACGGCCGGAGATTAGGCTGTCAATCAATCGATTGGCACTTTTGGTATCGGTGCGTGGGTTTTCAGTCAACACCGGCATGAGCACAATGTCTGTTTGCTCCAGTAACTGTCCTTGTAATTCCCAAGACCATTCACGCATGTCCAGGCGATCAAAATTGATACCAGTCACAGAACCTTTGGCCATTCTTTTCTTAAATTTGGTTAACACTCGATCTGTTTTGGTACTGATCATGGTATAGCAATAATTTTTAATTTCACTTTCTAATCTAGCCCAAACTTCTTGTATGGGTAAAAATTTATAACTACTCTGCGATCCAAACCATAACAAGTTAATGTCTGCACCGGGTGCAAATTTAGGGGACAGTTTGGGTCTCTCATAAGGATCGGGCATGACAATACTGTCTTTGCCTGTGAAATGTTTAGTACTAATTCCCATGTTGACGCTGTTGACAGATACTAGATCAGCCAATTGGCAACAGGGTTCGTACTCAGCCTTTTCTTCAAATTTGTTATCGCATAAATCGTAAATGGTTCGGGCACCCAGGTCTCGAGCACGTTGTATGCTACTAGTCTGGCTACCTTTTAAAAATATCACGGTGGTATTTGCATCAACCTCGCTCCATTCAGTTAAAATTTTAGCATCATAACCTTGTTCTAACAATGCTTGACAGGTCACATCACCACGAAGCCTGTGACTGGCTCGTGTGCTTTTGTAAGCATCGCTATAAAATCTAATTTTTATTCCCATCCCATGATCCAATCATCTTTGAATTGATCCAACTTTATCATGCCCCAGCTTTGCAACAACTCAATCGCGGCAAATTGTCCATAGTCTCGACTGTAAGCATCATGAGGCTTTTGTTCAATGACCACAACAGGTCGACAAGTTTTAACTGTTTGTTCTGCACCCTGCAACACACGATATTCAAATCCCTCACAGTCAATTTTGATGTAATCAACTTCGGGAATATTGAGATTGTCCAGTCGAACTATTGTGGTATCTCCGTTGCCTATGCTGTCAGGATCAACATGGGTATGTCCGGTATTGCCTTCGGTAATGGTCATGCGTACAGTACTGTCTTGATCTCCTAGTGCAAAAGTACTGACCCATAGTTTGCTGTCGGGCACATTTTTTTCAAGACATTCTCTAAACATTGATACTGGTTCAAATGCAACAACCTTGTCAAAATGTTGCACAAGATCACGTGCCCATAAACCCACATTGGCACCAATGTCCAAGGCTGTTCGGTGTTGCTTTACATATTGTAAACTTCGCAATCTTGCTGGTCGTTGATATTCAGCAGGACCACCCTTGCTGATATTTTTAGCCAGCATCTTGGGAAAATGATCTTCGGTGTCCGGGAACCACCATCCGTGGCTTTCATACATTATAAGTCTCCTTGAGTATTCTTGCGGCCATACCACTAGTTAATTCTGTGGTGTGAAATTGCCCATATGATAAATGGCATAACCACTTGTGAACTTGATCTGGATCAGGGAACCAAGGGGTTTCGATCTTGCTTAAATCACTATTGCTCACAGGCTTTGCGGCATTGGCAGCTGGTTCAGTAACAAATACTGGAACACCGGCCATCACGGCCTCTGTTGCGGCAGTGCTATTGAATGTTACCACAGCATGTACATCATTCAACCACTCTTCTGGTTGTTGAGTTTTACGAGCCATGCGTGATACCGGACGCTCTCGCATGCGTATGGGACGATCAGTGTGTTGTTTGATCATGGCAATGGTATCTGCCAACCAGTATTCAAGTGTGAGACCATAAAACGTACAAGGTTTTTCGTCCGGAGCCACTATCAATATGTCCCGACAATGTGTTTGATATGGCCTAGTTTTTACATGCAATCTTGATAACCGGTCTGCAGGCCTATCAATGATTTCGTTGTGTTGCAAATCATTAAACACAATTCTGTGCCAATATTTCCACCCACTGGGATTGTCAGGATTGGGTCTATTGCCCAAGTATCCAGAATCCATATAGTAAAACGGACGAGAATCTTGCCAGCACCGTTTGATAATCTTGTGCTTCATGATACCGCGTAGCACCAGTGGAGCATCGCTATCTTCGTACTGCCATGTTTCCAAGCAGGTGGCATCAACTCCAGATCCTGCCGCCAACATCTGTATGTACTCGTCACCGTTGTTTTTGTTTAAGAATATCCAGTTCATTGCCAATATGCTTCTGTTCTTGTGACTTTGAGATCTTCGCGGTTGCTACGTTTTAAATCTTTTCTAGCACCTTTAAGATGATCTAGATATGCACCCCAATCTGAATTGATCAGCGGATGCCCTTCACCGGGACTGTTGAGTTTGCTGGGTCTAAGATCACCCAACTTGGCTGCCCAGTTGAATTCAATTAGTCCGGGAATGTTTTTTCTTACCGCATCAAACACAAAACTGTCATGCCACTCATCCAACAAAAAGATACCATTATCTGCGTCATCATACATGCGTTGAAATTCCTTAAGAAACCGTTTGATACCTTTGGTGCCCAGTCGCATTGAGTAAAGTCCGCACTCACTGAATTTTTTGCGGCGCCCTAAAAAACACAAATCATACT